AGGTTTTGTCAAATTGTCGTTTTGGACCCGGGTCGTCTCTCAATGAGCCGATTTCCGGACGAGTCCCATCGGATAAGTTTTCCGATCTTCCTACATTAACACCCTCCTTGGTACGTTTTATTAGACCTTTAATGGGCATAAAATGGTACCGTTCGATAGTTTCTAATTGTCTGCATGATATTCGGTCCCCCATATCGGAGGATCAATGTTATGAGTATGTCAATTCTAAACTATCGGATAGTGTTGTGTGTTATAACTCGTTCACTACTGTTCCCAAAAGTTCTTTTAAACGCCGTCCTATATGCATCGAACCAAAATTAAATGGTTGGTTGCAATTAGGAATCGGCGCTGCGATTAGATCACGGTTAAATAAAGCCGATAATGACCTTCAGAAGGGTCAAGATCGGAATCGTGATATGGCGCAAAGAGCTTATACTGATAAATTGGCTACTATCGACTTAAGTGCCGCTTCTGATACCATCTCTCACGATATAGTGATGAATGTAATGTCAAGAAGCAAGCGCTTAAGCAGATGGTTCCATTTATTAAGTATTGCTAGGGTGACCCATACTAGAATCATATCTGATAATAAACCACTCATTATCCGGCTAAGTAAGCTCGGATCGATGGGTAACGGTTATATTTTCGAATTTGAATCTCTTATGTTTCTCTCCATAGTAAGGGCGTGTGTGCCGAAGACTGAATGGCATAATGTAAGTGTGTATGGTGACGATATTATTTGTCCCCAATTGTACGCAACTGACGTTATGAACCTATTAAGTATTTACGGCTTCACGATCAATAGTGAGAAGTCCTTTATCTCTGGGGCTTTCTTTGAATCTTGCGGCCACGATTATTTCTACGGTAATTTTGTTCGTCCTATTTTCGCAGGCAATGCCAGCGAAATTAGCTCGAACGATATCCCGTGGGAGCTTCGTATAGCCAATAGGTTGCGAGTTTACTCTAACCGTATCTCTACTTTTCCGGAACTATATACTGCATCTGTGTACCGACGAGTATGGA